AAAAAGACACCGACGTTTCCACCATTGACAGCAAGGAGGAAATGATAAAGTTCATGGCTGCGATACGGGAGCGAGCCAAGGACTTGCCGAAGAATTGCGCCGAGAACTGCAAGCCAGACGTTGCTGCTAAGGCACTATGGTTGCTGGCACAAGGGGCAAACTTCCCCGATATCAGGAGGATTACAGGGCTTTCGCACGAAACAATACGTCGGCTAGAGTGGTCACATTCCGACACTTTGGAACAGAAGCGGAAGCATTTCTCGATGCGTTATGCGATGGCAGCGATGGAATACACCGACCTTTTGTTCAAGAAAGCTGAACAGCTATACGACGACCCAGAACAGCTTGCCCAAGTATCCCCAGAGAAGCTGGCTACGACTGTCGGGATCATGCAGGACAAGGCTTCCTCGTTGGCTGGACACACTGGCGAGGTCAACAAAAAAGAAGGCTTGTCTATTGAGGATGCTCTGGTATTGATTGAGGCATCCCGCAAGAAGATCGCTGAGAAAGCACAGAACAAGGTAATCGAAGCTGAAGTAATCCATGCTTAACTGGACACCGCACGAGATTCTGCCAATCCCTACGGACGAGGAAATCGCCGTTATGGAGGCTGATGATTTGATCGCCCTACATACGTCTAGGGAGGAGGCGATTCGAAATGCTGATAAAGACCCATATCGTTATGGTTTCAAACTAGACCATTGGTTTAAGGCATGGGAGCAACTGAATGAGGTGAACGAAATCCTTTGCCTTGGCGGAAATCGCAGTGGCAAAACTGCATTCGGAAGCTACTCTGTTGTCCGTGCTGCCATCGAAAACCCAGCCTCGATCATTATGTGCTTTGCCCAGAGTGCCGAGGTGAGCATTAGGCAGCAGCAGAGTGCGGTTTACAACTGGTTGCCCCCAGAGTATCGGATGAAGCAAACCAGCAGCAACGCCTACATTAGCTATACGCTGAAGAACGGATTTACCGACAACAGCCTAATCCTACCGAACAAAAGCCAGATTCTTTTCAAGACCTACTCGCAGTATCAGAATAACCCTACATTCATCGAGGGTGCAGAGCTTGGGTCTAAGAACGCTCAGTGGCATAATATCGGGGCTTGGCTAGACGAGTATCTGCTTGGAGACGATTTGATTAACACCATGCGTTTCCGTCTTGCCACCCGTAACAGCAAGATGCTCGTGACGTTTACCCCGATTGACGGCTGGACTGAGGTTATTAAGGATTACTTGGATAAAGCCAAGACCATTGAAACCAAAGAAGCAGAGCTTTTGAATGGTGAGATTCTGCCACACATCCAGCGTAGCCACAAGCGGAACGCCTCGATCCATTACTTCCATACCAAGGACAACCCGTTTAGCGGTTACGAACGCCTTGCCAGCGACCTTAAGAACGAAAGCAGGGAGAAGATACTGATTCGGGCATACGGCGTTCCTGTGAAGTCTCAGGCTACCAAGTTCCCTAAATTCAACAAAGAGGTGAACGTGATACCGCAGGAGATGATTCCGACCAAGGGGATTACCCGCTACCACATTATCGACCCTGCTGGCAGCAAGAACTGGTTTATGGCTTGGATCGCCGTAGATGGCAGCGGAACGTATTACGTTTATCGTGAATGGCCAGACACAACGATTGGAGAATGGGCGGAATGGAAAAACGGCAAGTGGATGGCAGGCGAAGGGGCAAAGGGGCTAGGCTATGGGATGAAAGATTATGTCGATCTGATTCAAGACCTAGAGGGTGACGAGGATATTTACATGAGGATTATCGACCCCCGCCTTGGAGCTGCGAAATACCAAGCACAAGACGGCAGCAGTTCGATCATTGAGGACTTGGCAGAGAACGATATTATCTGCATACCAGCACCAGGACTAGACATCGAGGATGGCTTACAAGCGTTGATTTCCAAGATGAGCTGGGACACAAGCAAACCTATGGATAGCCTGAACCGCCCAAGGTTTTACGTTAGCGAGGAATGTGGGAACATTATCTCTGCATTGTCAGAATACACTGGCGAGCAAGGACTTAAGGAAGCATGGAAGGATGCTATCGACGTTCTTCGTTATGCTTGCATTTACGGATTAGACCATGTAGAAGAAAGCTCTTTACAAATAACCCGCCAAGGTTCAGGAGGATACTAAATTATGGAACAAAAACGCAGGGGCAGACCCCCAAGAAAAGAAGTAATTGAAACGACTGTTTCAGATAAACCCAAGGTTGATAGCAAAGAGCCAGTAGATATCTTTGTGATTCGCCAATGCCCGAACAAAATCTGGTTGCAAGGAACCACCCGTGACCATGTGAAGGTTTATGTTAAAGTTCCGAAAGAATCAATCGCACCCAGCTTGGTCGGCAAGTGGGTAAAGGGGACAAAGATTGACGATGGCGAAGAAAACCGCTACAAGTTCTTTGCATGAATTACGAATCCGACAGAGACGAGGCTTTAACCTACGTCCAAAGCGAGCCTGATGTTAATATCCTTCAGATGGAATATGACAAGTCTAGGCTTGACCAAGAAGAATACATCTTGGCTTGCGAACGTGCATACAATGATCGCCGTAACATTTGGCCAGGCAAAAGCCTTGATATGCGGAAGAAAGGTGCGAACGCATTTCCGTGGGATGGTGCTTCTGACATGGAGGTTAATGTTATCGGTGAGCGGATTGATACATACGTTTCATTGCTTACCCAAGCACTAGACCGCAGCCACATTAAAGCATTTCCAACTTCCCATGCTTCGGTGGCAAAGGCTTCCGTGGTTTCCTTGTTCTTGAAATGGATGCGTAAGAGCTACATTCCAGACTTCAAGAAACAGATGGAGCTTGGTGCAAACCACCTCCTTGAGAAGGGGATTATGATTTCCTACGTTGGTTGGAAGCGTGAGAAACGCACGTTTAAGCAGACTGTATCTCTTGAGGAGATTGAAGCTGGGATGCCTGAGCTTGCCGAGATTCTTCTTGGTGAGGACGAAGCCCTTGCTATTGACATGGTGCGACGGGCGTATCCTGACATGAGCATGAAGCGTGTGAAAAAAGCCGTGCGTGAACTGCGTATGATGGGTGTTACGGAAGTAAGCATCCCCCGCACATCGGTTGATTGCCCTATTGTTTTGAGCTGTGAGCCTGATGGCGAGGTTGTATTCCCATCTTACGTTACCGACCCACAACGTGCGCCTTATGTATTCTGGAGGACGTTCTACACCGCCCAAGAGCTTGAGAAAAAGGTGGTGTCCGAGGGCTGGGATGTGAAGTGGGTTCGTGATGCTATTGAAACCTTGAAGGGCAGAGATACCTACGCCTACGAGACTGCCAGCGAAAGAGCGCAAAGGCGTGATCTTGGAGACGACGATGACCGCATTATGGTCATTTACGCATACCAACGCCTGATCGACGAGGAGGACGGCAGCGAGGGCATCTACTGCACTGTATTTAACCCAACCACGGATGGCTATGCAAAGCACGAACTGCTTAACGGCTACGACGATTATCCGTTCATTGTGACACGTTTGAGCGACAACCAGAAGCGGATGTATGAAACCACATCGTTCTCTGACATTCTCCGTGGTCCACAGTGGCAGGTTAAAGTAGAGCGAGACAGCAGGATTGATCGGGCAAGCATGGCTACGTTGCCACCGCTTTTCCACCCAGCAGGACATCCGCCAAAGGATTGGGGGCCAGGCAGACGTTTGCCTTATCGCCGTTTGGGTGAAATTGCCTACGGACCAACCCCGCAGTTTGATCCAGGCAGCGAGCGCATTGAATCGCAGATGATTGCACAGGCTGACAAGGCTGTTGGCTTGGATATTGAAAACCCGCTTGCAGGGCTTAGGCAGCAGTTCTACGTCAACAAGTTCCTTGACCACGTTAAGGATGTTCTTTCGCTGGCGTTTAAGCTATTTCAACGAATGGGACCTGATGAGGTGTTCTTCCAAGTTACGGGTAGCCCTGATCCACAGGTGATGAGCAAGGGTGATGCCGATGATAACTTCAGCATTATGGTATCGTTTGATACTAGGGAGACTGACCCAGAAGCGGTAGAGCAGCAGTTGAAAAACATGGCTACCCTGATGCAGATTGACCGCAACGGGCGTATTGACGTTGATAAGTTGCTTGAGCTTCTTGCAGCCCAGATCAACCCGTTCCTTGCAGACTATGTTCTTCAGCCAGCGGAGGCAGCACAGGACAAAATGCTTAAAGATGTGTCGGATGACCTTTCCAAGATTTACTCTGGGATCGAGATGCCAGCCCGCCCGAATGGAGCGCAGTTTGCAATGCAGCTTGTCCAAGCCTACGCACAGCAGCCTGACGTTGCAGCTAGGTTGCAGAACGATGAGGCGTTTGCAGCACGGATGCAGAAATACATGGGTTCATATCAATTCCAGTTGCAACAAGCTGAAAATGCTGTAATCGGAAGAATTGGTGTAAAACCAGCATCTGTTGGCGAAGTAAGCACACAAAGCATAGCTAGATGAGACATAAAAAAGGCTATATAAACCAAGAGACAGGCTTGGTATTATGGGGTTATCAAAAAGAAAAAGCGTTATGGATGACTGTGGAAACTTATCACAGGCAAGACATAAAAGTTAAATCCAAAGCTAAGGCTAAGTATTGGGAGAACATAGAGGAATCTCGTGCAAGAATTAGAGCCGCAAGAAATAAACATAAAGAAAAAAGAAATATGGATTTTAAGGCTTGGGCTTCAAAAAACAAACACAAAATCAGGTGCAATAGAATGTTGCGAAAATATGGTATTACCAACGAGGATTACCACGCTATGCTAGAGCAACAAAAAAATGTTTGTGCTATTTGTAATAATCCACAATATGGTGGTAAGGATAGATTTTTATGTGTTGACCATTGCCATTCAACTGGTAAAGTGAGGCAGCTTTTGTGTATCAAATGCAATACAGGGCTTGGACAGTTTTTGGATAATCCAGAATTACTGAAAGAAGCAGCGAAATATCTTGAAAAGCATAAATTAAATACAAATCTATGAAGAAAGAAATGATTAAGCGTAAAGACGGCAGCGTTTCGCAGCGTGGTATGTGGGATAACATCCGTGCAGCTTCTGGTTCTGGCAAAAGACCAACCAAGGAAATGCTGAAGCAAGAGCGTAAGATTAAACGCAAGTAACCCATGAAGAAACGCTT